GCATTATGTTCCGAAACTAATGCAGAAGTATTATTCATTAATGGATCTGAGGAGACAGGTATTGATGTATTAAGAAATAAGATTCGATCATTTGCTTCTTCTATGTCTTTAACTGATGCCAAAAAGATTGTAATTATTGATGAAAGTGAATATTTATCATCAAGCGCACAACCAGGATTAAGAGCATTTATGGAAGAATTTGCTCTTAATTGTAGATTTATTTTGACCTGTAATTATAAACATCGAATTATTGCACCTATTCACAGTCGATGTCAAGTAATAGATTTTGTCATACCTAAAGAAGAAGTTGGAGCATTAAAGACTCAATTTCTAAAACGAATTATATCTATTTTATCCGCAGAAGGTATTACATATGATATTAAGAGTATTGCTAAATTAATTGAGGGTTATTTTCCAGATTATCGACGTATTCTTAATGAGATTCAGCGTTATTCGGTATCTGGTCATATTGATTCTGGCATTCTTCTCAATTTGTCTAGCGAAACCTATAAAGCATTGTTTAAGATTTTGAAAGAGAAACGGTTTACAGATGCTCGCAAATGGGTTAAAGCAAATAATGATGTGGATGTTAACAAGATTTTTCTAGAATTATATGAGAATGCTGATGGTAATTTGGTGCCAGAAAGTGTCCCAGTATTAGTTACATTAATTGCTCGCTATCAATATGAAACAGTTTTTGTAGCACACCCTGAAATTAATTTGTTATCTTTATTAACAGATATTATGCGAGAATGTTCTTTTATTTAATATGGATATACTATTTTCACTTTTACAATCTATAATTATATTATACATAGGATTTATAATAGGGAAGTTTTTTATGTTTCGTAAAATGTTTATAGAACATTCTACTCCAGAAATTTCCACTGTAGATATTATCATTACTAAGTACAATAATCTTTATCTAGTACACGGGCGACACACCAATGAATTTATTACACAAGGTAAGACTAAAGAAGATTTATTAGAAACATTAGCATTAAGATATCCATTGACTAAGTTTATGATGTCTGATGAAAACGTAAGAGAGTTAGGATTTAAATGACAATATTTGATATTATTAATTCTATTCATTATACTAAAATATATTTAGGTAATGATCCAGAATTTAATGCTGTATATAATAAATATGTAGTCAATACAGCGTTATCATATTTTCCAGAGAATATATTTTATGTGAATTATATCAATAGTAATCATAATATTTCCGCTAAAATGCAATATGATTTTTATTTTTATACCATCGTTAAAAAGAAGCGTTATATAGATTGGGATAAACGCGACAATAAAAATGATATAAATATTAATGCTATCAAAGAGTATTACAATTATTCTACCAAAAAAGCTATTGAAGCGTTATCAATACTTAGTGATAGTCAAATAGAATATATCAAAGAAAAACTGAATAAAGGTGGTCAAAATGATGGATAATTCTCAAATAACAAATGATGTGATTTTATATGATTGGTCCCCAGAGTCAATGCTGGAGATTACATTTAAAACACCCGACAATTTTCTCAAAGTAAAAGAAACATTAACCCGTATTGGTATTGCTTCTAAGAAAGATAAGAAATTATTTCAAAGTTGTTGTGTATTACATAAGCAAGGGCGCTATTTTATTGTCCATTATAAGGAATTATTTTCTTTAGATGGTAAGTTTTCGTCCTTATCGGTAGAGGATGTCAAACGCCGAAATACTATCGCTAAGTTGTTACAAGAATGGGGTTTAATTACTATCCTTAATCCCAATAAATATACAGAACAAGTTACATTATCAACTATTAAAATTATTCCCTATAAAGAAAAGCATGAATGGGAATTAGTCGAAAAATATCATATTGGTAAAAAATATTAATTGGAGTATATAATGAACGAAGATACTGAACTTTCTCTTGTACTAAAGGTCGGAGAAATTAACACAATACTAAATACATTATCAAAACCCGTAGAAGGTATTAATGAGCTTATTAAGAAGATTAAGCAACAAGGGGAATCCCAAATTACAAAAATTAATGAACAATTATCTGGTGCTGATACTGACCAAGAACCAGAATAACAGAATTTACTGCAATAGTAAATAATTCGCGCCGACTTATTTGGGCGAATTTAACATAACATCTCGCTTATTAGGAGATAGGAGAAAAAACAATGAGAACATATCAACCTTTATATCATTCTACATTAGGATTCGATACTATTCTTGCGGATCTAGATAGGTTAACTAGATCACAACGCGCAGAAGTAGATAAATATCCTCCACACAATATAATCAAAATTAATGATTATGAATATATTGTAGAATTATCAGTATCAGGCTTTTCAAAAGATGATATTGATGTCATGGTAGATAATAATCTTTTGTCAATTAAAGGGGATAAATCAAAGGAAAATGTTGATAATAATTATCAATATATTCATAAAGGAATTGCCACAAGGAGTTTTAGTAAAAGTATCAAATTATTAGATACAGTCGAAGTTAAAAGTGCAGAAATTGTCGATGGAATTTTACGAATTTATCTCGTTAATGTAATTCCAGAAAGCAAAATGCCCAGGAAGATTGAAATTGGAGTTCGCGGAATGTTACCAAAAGATAAGGAACCAGAACTTTTAACCGAAACGTCCGCTTGACATAATAACTAAATTGTAGTACCATTATGGGGAAGGTATAACCTATCTTCCCCTTTTTTATTGGAGTAAATATATGAGCAATGTTTTCAATGACCAAAGTGTGTTTATGCAAGCCTCCGGTCAAACTGTTACCGAATATAACCAAAACCAATTAGATTTATATCTCAACTTAATCAAAGAAGAAACTCAAGAATTATTTGAGTCAACAGAATTTACTAATACGATTAAAGAATTAGCCGATATTCTTGTTGTGACGTTAGGTGCATTACATTCTACTGGTATTAATGGCGAAGAAGTGTGGAATGAAGTTGTGAAATCTAATATGTCTAAAATTGATCCTACTACCGGAAAAGTACTTAGGCGAGAAGATGGTAAAATTCTAAAAGGCCCAAATTATGTAGCCCCCGATTTTTCTAAATTTGCTAGAGAGGTATAAGATGAGTGATATTAAACTATTTAAATTAGTAACCAATGACGAAATTATTTGTGAAATTGTTAGTCATGAAGAGGATTTTTTTGTGATTAAAAACGCTGTATCTATTGTTTATCAAAAAGTTGAAGGCGGTCTATCATCTGGTTTTAGTCCATTTATGCCACATTCAGAGGGGGAGATTTTGTTGAACGCTAATGCTATAATTGGTTCTGGAAACCTACACCCAGAAGTACTCGCTAATTATAACACCTTATTTTCTAATCTTGTTGTACCACCTAACAAAATTATTGTCTAAATTATGCCTTATTATACAAATGTTTATAAGAAAGGTAATACGCTATATATTCGAGAAATATTGAATGGTAGTCGTGTTACTAATGAAGTAAAATTTCAGCCTACAATTTGGAGTACTAATAAACCTAAAGAAAATGTTGTAAATGGTTGGACTGATTTGTATAATAAGGAAGTTTATCCTATAAAATTGGGGAGTATGGGCGATCTTTATACCTTTAAAGATAATAATACTGTCCATACATCTCCCGGTCCTATTTATCAATTCATCAATGAATATTATCCTAAACATATTGATTGGGATTTTAATGATCTTCGTATTTATGCTATTGACATTGAAACCGAAGTAGAAAATAGTTATTCATCCCCAGAAAACGCTACCGAACGAGTGCAATTAATTACTATTGAAGATATTAATAAACAGCAAATAATAACATTTGGTTTATACCCATTTAATAATCCTGGTATTCCTAATCTTAGATATCTAGAATGTCACGATGAAGCTAGTCTATTAAGAAATTTTATAGCATTTTGGACACGTTTTTATCCAGATGTTATAACGGGTTGGAATTGTACTAATTATGATATGCCTTATCTTTATAATAGAATAGCGCAAATTCTAGGTGAAGATATAGCAAATAAAATGTCACCTTATCATGATGTCTATAAACGTACTCGCTTAATTGCTAAAAAAGAATATCATACTGTCGATATTGCGGGTATTTCACAATTAGATTACTTAATACTCTATAAGAAATTCACCTATAATTCTCAAGAATCTTATACACTAGGTTATATCAGTAGTATAGAATTGGGCGAAACTAAAGTAGAAAATCCTTATGAATCATTTAAGGAATTTTATACTAAAGATCGTCAATTGTTTATCGAGTATAATATTCAAGATACCGTACTCATACACAAATTGGAAGATAAACTAAAATTATTGAATTTAGCTTTAACAATGGCCTATGATGCTAAAATACAATATGAAGATGTCTTTTCACCAATTAAAACCTGGGATGTTATTGTCTATAATTACTTGAATGATAATAAAAAAGTAATCCCAAATAAAGATCCTAATAATATCAAAACTCGTTCATATGGTGGCGGATATGTTAAACCACCTTTAATTGGCAGACATGATTGGGTAGTTAGTCTTGATGTTACTTCTCTATATCCTAGTCTAATTATGTCCTATCAAATTAGTCCAGAAAAAATCACCAAATATAGAATAAAAACATCAGTCAATGAATTATTAAATGAATCGGTGGATACTTCTGCTCTATATACGAATGATTTTACAATGACCGCAAATGGTTGTTGTTTTAAAAAAGGTACAAGAGGCGTATTCCCAACTCTAATTCAATTATATTTCGATAAAAGAACCCAATATAATAAAGAATTAGCTATTGTCGAAAAAGAATTAGAAAATATTGACAAAACAACTAATGAATATATTATTAAGAAAAATAGATATTCTGATTTAAATAATAAACAGAAGGCTATGAAAATATTACTAAATTCTCTTTACGGGGCATTAGGTACAGATAATTTTAGATATTTTGATCTTAGAATGGCGGAGGGGATTACATTTTCTGGACAATTGACTATTCGTTGGGTATCTGATAGGTTAAATACTTATATCAATTCATTATTAAAGCAAGATAAGGATCGTATTGTTTTGATTGATACTGATTCTATTGTTATTAATTTATCAGATTTCGTTAATAAGTATATACCCAATAAATCTACAGCGGAAAAGATAGCATTTATTGATAAAATTACTAATGATAAGATTCAACCCTATGTAAAAAAATGTGTAGAAGAATTGGCGCATTATACGAATATGTATGACAATAAGATTAAATTTGCCCGTGAAAATTTAGTTGATACCATGATTTCTGTACAAGCTAAGAAGTATGTTATGTCAGTATGTAATTCAAAAGGTATTAATTACGCTAAACCCAAATTAAAGATAATGGGGTTAGAAATGATTAAATCTTCTACTCCCAAGATAATTAGGGATAAACTTAAAAAGAGTCTTGATTTAATTTTATATAGTACTGAAGAAAAAACTCAACAATTTATAGCGGACTTCAGGAAAGAATACAATAAGTTATCCATACTAGATATATCATTTCCCAGAGGCGTATCAAATTTGTGGAAATATGCGGATAATAAAACCATATACAAGCCTGGAGTGTGTACTAAAGAAAACGGCAAACAAATAAATACCGGAGTACCTGTACACGTTAGAGGATCTTTATTGTACAATCATTATATCAATAAGTATAATTTAAATAAAACATATGAATTAATACAGGATGGTGATAAAATTAAGTTTGTTTATATGAAATTGCCTAATCCTATTGGTGAAGATATATTTGCTTTTCATAATAGAATACCGAAAGAACTTGACTTAGAACGATTTGTAGACTATAATACTATGTTTGAAAAGACCTTCCTATCGAGTATTGATATGTTATTAGTACCTTTGAATTGGAAGAATGAAGCACAAAACAATTTATTTGATTTTTTATAAGAGGTTATCATGAGTTTATTAGAAAAAATACGCAAGAATTCTACTATTAAAGAAACAAGCATTTTATCTGAATCTATATTATTTAATGAGCAAGATATGATTCCAACCGATATTCCAATGTTAAATGTTGCATTATCGGGTAAATTAGATGGAGGATTAACACCTGGAGTAACAATGTTTGCCGGTCCATCTAAGAATTTTAAAACGCTTTTTGGGTTAGTATTATCTGCTGCATATTTAAAGAAATATGATGATGCGGTATTAATGTTTTTAGATACTGAATTTGGTACTCCAGTTAATTATTTCAATACGCTCGATATTGATATGAATCGTGTTGTACATATTCCTATTGTAGATGTTGAGCAACTAAAGTTTGAAGTAGTAAATCAATTAAATCAACTTACTCGAAGCGATAATATTATAATTGTCATTGATTCTATTGGCAATTTAGCGTCAAAAAAAGAGGTGGACGATGCTATTGATTCTAAATCAGTTGCAGATATGTCTAGGGCAAAAAGTTTAAAAAGTTTCTTTAGAATGATTACGCCACATTTAGCCTTAAAAAATATCCCTTTAATTGCCATTAACCACACCTATAAAGAAATGTGTTTAAGCGGAGAGACACTTATTAAAACAGTTGATGGGGATAAACCAATTAAAGATATTCAGGTTGGTGAATATGTTTATGCGCTTTCTGGTATACAAAAAGTAACTCACACATATGGTCCTGCTGATTTAAATCCAGAAAATAAAAGATTTTTAGAATTAACTTTTGACGATGGTACGGTGGTAAAATGTACACACGATCATAAATTCTTAGATGAAAATAAAGATTGGGTATCAGCAGAAAATTTAAAAATAGGAACGAATATGTATTGAGGATATTTTATGTATAGATTGATGATAAAAACTCACAATAAAACAAAATTAAAATATTTATGTGTTAATAATCGCAAAAATTGGAAAAATTATGAGGATAACATATTATGAAACAACTAATTAAAACACAAGAAATTTCGCCCTTTGATATATATGATATAACAGTTGAAAATGACCACTGTTTTCAACTAAACAATGGAATTATAGCACATAACTCTATGTTTCCTAAAGATATCGTAGGTGGTGGCACAGGGTCATATTATTCATCATCTACGGTATTTATTTTAGGAAGACAACAAGATAAGGAAGGTACTGATTTAGTTGGGTTTAGTTTTATTATTAATGTTGATAAATCTCGTTATGTTAAAGAAAAATCGAAAATACCTATTACTGTCAGTTTTGAAGGTGGCATATCTAAATATTCAGGTCTAATTGATGTAGCCGAGGAAGCAGGATATGTTGTAAAACCCGCAAAAGGATGGTATAGTAAGGTTGATAAAAGTACTGGCGTTATTGAAGAAAAAAAATATAGATTTAAAGATACTAATACTAAGGAATTTTGGGATAGTATTTTAGATGATATAAGTTTTCAAGAATGGGTACAACATCGTTATCAAATTGGATCACATTATACATTAGAGGAAGATCATGATTAAATGCAATAAAATATCACTTCAAAGACGTTTTAATATTATCAAATACAATATTAAAGAATGTTACAAAAACATTATTAAAGATTTTAAATCTGCTAAAACAATATCTGATGCGGTGTGTGAATTAGATATTGCTAAACAAGGGGTATATACTTTAGAAGAACCTGTTATAAAAACTTTAACAACAATTAGAGAATTAGCAAAAAATCGTTATAATAGAGATTTTGCTAGTACTATTACCAAAGAAATAGAAGGTGAATTAAATGTTTGATGATGATTATGAATTAGTTCCAGTAGAAGGCGAGAATATATTTGCCCTAAAATTAATTGATGGACCATTTACGGGTATTACCTATTCTTACAATAAATGTGGTGTATCTGAAGAAGAAGATCACGCTGTACTAACATTTGAATACGATATTATGGAAAATAGAGAAGAAGAATATGATACTAAACTATTTGAAAAGTATATTGGCAATATTCTTTTAGATCTTATTGAAAAACAATTAGCAACTAATTCTGTAATATATTCTGGTGGAGTAGAAGAATAAATGTCTATGCGTATTGAGGAAAAAATCATTACGAATTTATTTTTTAATGAGGAATTTATAAGGAAAGTATCGCCCCATCTTGACATTGATTATTTTACTGAAAAACACGAAAGAATTCTAATTGAGGAGATATTAACATTCTTTAGGAAATATAATAAACCTCCTGCTAAAGATATTATTGCTATTGAAGTCAGTAATAGAACCGATATTACTGATGAAGAATTAAATACATATAATCAATATATCACCAACCTAGTCCCTGAAGATATTAATTATGATTGGTTAGTTAGTAATACTGAAAAATATTGTAAGGATAAAGCTGTATATAATGCTATTGTTAAATCAATTGGGATAATGAATGGTACAGATGTTAATTATACCAAAGATAGTATTCCTAAGATATTACAAGATGCATTAGGCGTATGTTTTGATCAATCAGTAGGACATTCATATTTAGAAGATGGTGATAAACGATTTGATTTTTACCATAGACGCGAAGATAAAGTACCATTTGATATTGAATTGATGAATCGTATTACTAATGGTGGATTAAGTGTTAAAAGTTTATCTATAGTATTAGCTGGCAGTGGTCGTGGTAAGAGTGCTTTTTTATGTCATGTAGCAGCTTCAACATTAATTCAAAGTAAAAATGTTCTATATATTACTTTAGAGATGGCAGAAGAACGTATTGCCGAACGTATTGATGCAAATCTTATGAATATTTCTTTAGATGATTTAAAGGTATTAGACAAGCCAACCTTTGATACTAAATTAGACAGGATTAATAAAAAAACTCATGGACAATTAATTATTAAAGAATATCCTACTACATCAGCGCACACAGGACATTTTAGAGCATTAATAGAAGAGTTAAAGGTAAAAAAAGAATTTGTACCCGATTTATTAATAGTAGATTATTTAACTATTTGTGCTTCATCTCGCTTAAAAGCCAATAGTATGAGTAATTCTTTTACGCTATATAAATCAGTAGCAGAAGAACTACGCGGATTAAGTATGGAGTATAATATTCCTGTATTTACTGCTGCACAATTAACCAGAGCATCTCAAGCGTCCAGTGATGTAGAATTAACCGATATTGCCGAGAGTATTGGTGTTATTTATGTAGCAGATTTGGTGTTTGCGTTAATGGGATCAGATGAATTAGATATGCTTAATCAAATTGCAATCAAACAATTAAAGAATAGGTATACTTCTATCAGTAAAAATACTCGATTTGTTGTAGGAATAGATATGGATAAGATGAAGTTTTATGATGCTGAAGATAGCGCACAAAGCAACCTTACTACTGAAGCATATATATCACCCAATGCGCCTATCGAAACTATAATAAATACTCAAATAACCAACAATAATTACAAAGAATTTATGTTTTAAAGGAGAATTATATGCAAGATAAATTAGCAATTGGTGAACAAATTAGCATTACTTTAAATGGAAAACCCGTTAACACTACACCACCAAAACCCAATACCATTCACATTGTAGAAAAAAAGGATAATATTACACCTAAGAAAAAGTAAATATACTATTGTTTGAATAATCCCCTTTATTGGGGATTTTTTTATTCTAATAAATAGTTATATAATATTAAAAATTCAGGATAACTATGATTAAATATAGAACTTTATTGGAATCTATTCCAAATGTATCGCTAGTTTTAGGTTTAGGTGATTTTAATCCGCCCACTATTGGTCACGAATTGCTTATTAAAAAAGTGAAAAAAATAGCAGAATACCAAAATTATGATTATGCTATTTATGTTTCGTCCCGCTATGATAAAACTAACAATCCATTAACTATAGATAAGAAATTGCATTATTTAAATTTAATGTTTCCTAATACTAATTTTGTGCCAAATTATACAGAAAATTTAATCAATTTATTGCGCAGTCTTAATAATAGGTATAAACATATTACCTTAATTATTGCCGATGATAATATTTCAGATGTTAATAAAGCTATCCAAAAATCTAATCATTCAGTGTTTTATTACGATTCTATTAAAGTTTTACCATTAGGCATAGATAACCCCGATTTTTCTGATGGACCACAATCTCCTATACATTTAAGAATTGCTGCTTATTCAGGCGATATTACTAAATTTCAAGCGGGATTGCCTTCATTTTTTAGATTTATTGATGCCAGACGATTAATGAATGATATTAGAGATGGTATGGGATTAACAGAAATTAGAAGTAAAATTGAATTCCCACATGATAAAGTAAGAGAAGATTATTTCAATGGTAAAATCTTTAATGTTGGGGATGTAGTAGAATCTGCTGGTGAATGGTATACGATTGTTGGTAAAGGTACTAATTATGTGCATTTAGAAGATAGTGATGGTAATAAATCTCGTAAATGGTTACAAGAATGTACTATTATCGAAGAAGCAATTAATCAAATTTTTAGGTCAAAAGATCGGTTAGAAGTGGGTAGAATTATTGGTTATCTGTTAGGTGTTGATAATGTTCAAAGTTTATCAGCAGAAAATGCAGTAGATAGAGGATTATATACTATCAGATCTAAACGACTAACACCTGAAGTAATTGATATCATTAAAAGAATGTTAGCAATGGCAACTTCAATGAATATTAATTACAATAAGAGTGCTATTCCTGCGCTTATTCATGAAACTGTTGTAGTAGATAAAGATAAAAAGAATAATATTGCACAAGATATTTTACGAAGTGGTGATTTTGAATTGTTGTCTAGAGTGGCAAATGATGGTGGGAATAATAAGAATGCAATAGATGATGATGACACCGATGTAGAGGATAAAGAAGAAAAATTTGACGCAACAGAAGTGGGTAGTTCATTTAAAGTTAATGATATGGCTAGAAAATTACGGGCAAAATATAATGCTATAGATGAAGGTATTGTTGCTGCGGATAGATCAGCTACTATTACGGGAAGAAAAACAATCGCTAGAGTAGTAACATTTTCCAATAGTAATGGCGGAAATATGTTAAGTCAAACAGATCCTAGTGATACAAGTCCAGTGGTTGATAAAGACGATGCTCAAGAAATAAGTGGTAGAGGATTATACGGACCTAAAATAACTAAAACAAAAAATAAACCATTAATGGCCCCCGCTAAAATTCCTGGGATAAAAAAATGATTAAATACAAAGCCTTTTTAGATTTAATAGAGGGAAAAACATCTGCTGCACAACGTCGAAGAGATCAACGAGGATATGGTTTCGGTGATATTAAACAAGAATTTAAAAATAGACCTTCTGTAATTGTAAAAACCAAACGCGAAAAAGAAGAGGAAGATGAAGATACCAAAAATGAAAGTATTGATGATGAAGAACTGGATGATATTATTGCCGAATCATTAAATACTCAAGATCGAAAATCTATTGCCCTAAGATTTAAACATAATGCCCATACTAGAGACAGAAAAGAAAAAATAGCACTCTCCCATAAAGCTGATGAAAAAACTATTGAAGAACGTGCTAGAAAAATGGCAATACTACTAATGAAAAAAAAACTGGCTAAAAAACCTCTAGATTCTTTATCAGTAGTAGAAAAACAACGATTAGAAGATTTAGTAAAAAAGAAAGCTACATTAGTTAATAAATTAGCGATACGTTTAAAACAAAAAATATTAAAATTAGAGAGAGCAAGATTAAACAAATGAGTAAAACATTAGTAGTATCATTAAAAGTAAGTATGGCTAATGAATTTGTATCTTATTTTAAATGTCATATAGCACATTGGAATGTTGTTGGTATTAATTTTCCACAATTACATAAGTTTTTCGGTGATTTATATGAAGATTTATATGATGATGTTGATGTTATTGCAGAACATATCAGGACATTAGATGAATATGCCCCGTCTAGTTTAACTGAAATATTAAAATTATCTACTATTAAAGATAATATAAGTGGTAAAGATACTGATTTATTAAACGAATTATTAAAATCATTAGAAGAAACGCTAGAAGCATTTAATATATCATTACAATTATCACAAGAAAATAAGAAAGAAGGCATATCCAATTATTTAGCCGGTAGAATTGAAACATTAGAGAAACATATTTGGATGTTAAAGTCTACCAGTAATTTATCTACAAAATAACATTTAAACAACAATCGAGGAAAAAAATCATGTCTTTATGGAATAAAACCGATACTGAACTAAGCAAGCCAAAGTATATGCACAGAGGCGAAATTGTAGGCATTAACATTACTAATCCTGGGAGTGGTTATACTGCGCCCACTGTAGCATTTAGTGTAGAGCAGGATGAAACCGGATCTGGTGCTGCTGTCACTCTAGTTGCGGCTGGAGGTACTATTACAGATGTTGCTATTACGGCTGGTGGTACTGGTTATTCAAATGCGCCAGTAGCTACAATTACCGATGATACTGGGGAGGGTGCTACAGTCGAACTAGTAGTGGCAGAAGGGGTTATAACAGACGCAGTTTTAACCGATCCCGGCAGTGGATATTCTATTGCTCCCACCATTACAATTACCGATGACACTGGGGCAGATGCAACCGCAGAACTGACCGTAACAGGTGGCGAAATTATTAGTGCTGTAATTACTAATCCAGGTGGTGGTTATTCAATTCCACCTACTGTTACTATTACCGATGATACTGGAACAGATGCCGAATTAGAAGTAGTTATTAAACATGGCGAATATAATAGTGCTAATATTGTCTTTGCCGATAATACCGAAGCATCTATTGCAGAAAATAAAGCTAGAGGAATTAATTCTCCTGGTTGGTGGTATCATACTACTAAAGAAACTGATGGTGTTACTCGACATATTTCCCATCAATTTGTAGAAGTATCTGCCGTTCAAAATGGCACTACCGGAGATGCGTCAGACGATTCTGTATTAGCTGACTCATAATTTATGAAAGAAAGTGTGTTCCTCTCATTAGCTATGCAACATTATGATAATCCTCAGTGTGTTAATGTAGAGGAATTCACTAATGATCTTAATAAGTTTATATACCTAAAAAAACTTTTCTTTAGGGCAAAACACAATAATGATATGAATGAAAGATTAATACTCAATCATATTATTACACTACACAATTTATTCGGTATTGTTACGCCAGATTTATTGTTTTATAAAATAGATAAAGACTATTGGAATTTATTGGCAACATTTTTATATTATTTAAATTTATTACCAGAACAAATACCCGATCTTAATGTATATCGTAAAAATATAACATTAGATACACAACTATTAAACATACTTAAGGAAATGTAATGGATAATAATACCGCATTTATTGTGTTAGCTTATTTGACTAATACATTGGCAGAATCAGAATATAACCATCCTATCATAAAAAAATTGGATGAGATATTACCGCTAGTAGAAACCAAAAAAGATTATATTACTGCATTGCTATTGAATGATGATATATCAGTTACTAATTTTAGACAAGTTAGAAAATTAGTAGATAGTAGATATTTTGTTGAAGAAGAATTGCTATTGACAGATTTCTTAAATATCTTTGAAGAAGTGGCTAATGTTTCGGGTGCCGCAGTAAGTACCGATACTCCTAAAATATCTATTGATGCAGCAGAAAAGTATAAAAGAAGATATCCAACATTTGATGTAAATTCAAAATTATTCAATACTGTTTCTGGTAAATCATCGGGTAGAACAATATTAGGTGGTATTAATCTAGAATCTTATGATGATAAAATGCTATATAACTATATCACTAATAATCCTAATAAACCATATGTTATCAAAAATCTTAATAGTGTAAAACTGTTAAATACTAATATATAATGAATACTTACTACCTATTTAAGTAGTAACTATATATTGAAACTCTTTTTCTAAATCCTATACAGTTGTTATAAAATCCTTTACAAGCCGATTAAGTTATGGTCTAATACTGTATAACTTATACAATATAAAGAATATATAATTCCATAAACAGGGCAACAGTGAAATAGTACTCTCATTCCAATACCCTGTCAAGCAAAACTTTTTTATGGGGGTATAAGTAAATTTTATTAGACTTTGTAATATATGCGTGTATAATATACTTACTGAATAAACTATTGAGGTGGTATCGTGTTTGGTATCGTGTTTAGGAAACTTGTGACAATTATTATGCTGATTGTTATTTACAACAGCATGACTCCATTGCATCAACAACAGGTAAAAAATGTTATCTTTAGTGTGGGCAATGCTTTGGTGTATGGTGTACAATTACTTCAAGAACAAGGTAAACATAGTACATTGGCGACTGAAGAAACTTATTGTCCCACTGATATTCCACAACAACAATATTCTCCTTATAACAATGGGAATTATAACGATCAAGGCTATGAATAATGGGAATTTTACAATTAAAGGAAATGCTTACTTATTGTAGACCAGCAAGAAGTAATACAGAAACGGAATTTATTGACAATTTTATTAAACATAACCGCAATGCACAGGAAGATGCGTTTGGTAATGTCTATATCATTGTAGGAGAAAGCGATACACTATTTTCTTGTCATACGGATACAGTACATAGCAAAGAAGGTCGTCAAGAAGTTATAGATGATCAAGTATTCGGCATATTCTCTAAAAAAGATGGCGAAGTATTAGGAGCAGATGATACAGCAGGAATATGGATAATGCTGAATATGATTGATAACAATATTCCTGGTGTCTATATTTTCCATAAAGATGAAGAAATTGGCGGATTAGGAAGTGCTTGGATTGCTAAAAATAAACCCGATTATATTAAAGGAATTAATAAAGCTATTGCCTTTGATCGTAGAGGACAAGATGAAGTCATTACTCATCAATTTATGGGACGATGTTGCTCCGATATATTTGGTAACGCATTGGCCGAAGAAATTGGAGTAGGGTATAGAACTTCTCCATTAGGTATTTTTACAGATACAGCTCAATATACAAGCTTTATTATTGAATGTACAAATATTTCAGTGGGTTATGAAAACGAACATACTCCTCATGAATATTTAGATTATACATTCCTTTGCGATATCTTAATGCCGAAATTATTGAAGGTGGACTATGAGACATTACCTGTTATAATTAGAGATATGGAATTTGGAGAATTTTATATGGAAGATTATGAAGATAATTATTATAGGATATTAGAAGCATCTTATGAATTGGGGGTATAATGTCTATTGCTGTTGATATGAAATATGCAAGTTTATTGGGTGGGTATCTAGAAAACTATAAAAAATTAGATACCTACCTTTATAATTTTAGATGTCCTATTTGCGGAGATTCTAAGAAAAATAAGTTTAAAAGTAGAGGATATATCTATAAAATTAAAGATCAATTAAATGTAAAATGTCATAACTGTAACTATAGCGCCAAACTGAATACCTTTATCAAAACAGTAAATATCTCTTTATATAATGAATACTTATTAGATAGTATTGGCGATTCTTCTAAATTTACCTATGAAGATAAACTAGAAGAATTACTAACTAAACCACTCATTATTAAAGAACAGGTATTATTGGGGTTAAAAAGATTAGACACATTACCCTTATCACATCCGGCTATTAAATATGTAATTAATAGAAAAATTCCTAGAAAATATTGGGAATTGTTTTTCTTTACCCCTAAATTCAAAAAATATATTAATAGTATTGATAGTAGTAAATTTGTCGATGATGTTAATGATTATCCGCGTTTAATTATTCCATATTATAATTCTGAGTCTATTTGTTTTGGACTTAGTGCTAGAGCCTTTGGTAATGAAGATCCTAAATACTATAATATGAAATTTGGCGAAGAAGAGTTTGTTTATGGATTAGAAAGAATAAATAAAAATGATAGGATTTATTGTGTAGAAGGGCCAATTGATAGTTTATTTTTACCTAATAGTATAGCAACATCGGGTACATCATTTAACAAACCTATTATCCAAGAATTAAAAGCCAATTTAGTTATTATACCAGACAACGAACCAAGATCACCTATATTAACTAAATTAGTGGAAAATGTTATTGATAATGGCTTTAATGTGGTGTTATTTCCAGATAGTTTTCAATATAAAGATATCAATAAAGCTATTACTGAAGGCATATCACAAGAACTTATTATCGACATTATTGAAGCAAATATTAGTAATGGTTTAACCGCAAAATTAAAATACAACAATTGGAAGAAATGTTAAATGAATATTACTTACACAAAATTTAGTCGTATGATACCTACCAACAAAAGTCCGCTAGTATGGTATGGCAAATTTATTGAAAAATATCAATATTACGAAATTGATACTGTTAATAGAATAGCGGCGTTTATGTCACAATGCGCTCATGAAAGTAATGATTTTACCGTAATTAAGGAAAATCTCAATTATAGTGCATCAGGATTAATGAGAACTTGGCCTAGTCGTTTTAAATCTACAAGTTTCGCCAATCAATATGCTCGTCAACCAGAAAAAATTGCCAATTATGTCTATGCAAATCGTCTTGGTAATGGTCCCGAAAGTAGTGGCGATGGTTGGCGATATTCTGGTAAAGGACTTATCCAATTAACTGGAAAAGCAAATTATATGGATTTTGCCGAATCTATTAATATGAATTTAGATGCTGTTGTCCCATTTCTATTAACCCCAGAAGGCGCACTATTATCAGCATTTTATTATTGGAGAAAAAATGATCTTAATCGTTTTGCTGATAAAAAAGATATTATTGGATTGACAAAAGCTATTAATGGTGGTACAATCGGCTTAGATGATCGTATTAAACGGTTCTTGGTTAATGTTAAAATCCTCAATGAACTATAAAAATTTGGTTGAAGAATTATTCGATAAACCTTGGAAATTAGAAGATATTACTCATAGCGATATCGGCAATCATATTAGAAATGAAATCCAAAATCAATACGATAAAGTAAGCCGATACAAATTGTATAAAGCAGAAGGTAATAACGGACATATTATAGAATTTCATAATACTAATGCTATGGAAATTCATCATGTAGATAATAATGGTATATCGGGATTAATACACAATAACGATAAACCTAATCCACGCTATATTAGTACAATGATGGATAGAATTAAATATCATACTCTACAAAAAAATAGAACCGTTAGAATTGTATCATCTAATAGAAATTTAGTTAATCATTATCATCGTATCAGCAAACTAATAGCAAAAAAATCTCCTATTAATATATCAGATATTATTGATTATGATAAAGAACATACAGCATTTTATATCTCACCACACAATAGTAATCATATAGTAGAGATATTTAAACAATATAATAATACAACATTAACTAAGAAATTTGCTAATAACTTAAATAATGAAACTATTACTATAAAAGAAAATAATATATATCATACTTTCGATGGTATAGAAAATTATACTAAATTGTTTAAACTTATTAATAAATTGGTATTGGAAGAACATAAAAAAATAAATGTTTATATACCACCCAATTTAATAGATGAATATTATACTATATGTAAATTATATGCTGAGAATAAATCTATCGTAATTACTAATATGGATAATGATCACTTTTTTATTGAACCCTATATTAGTAATAAATACGAAAACATTATAGAATCTTTTAAAAATTATAGGTAATTTCATCATGATTAATATGAGCATTTATACAGAAGAATGGCATCCAGTTTATGAAATGTCTTATCCAGAAAACGGTGATATTACATATAAAATACCCGAAGAATTAGTAAAAGAATATATTTTATCTGTGAATAATTTCAAGAAGGTTCAAAAGAAAATAGCAAAACTATTAAACGATAATAAATATTATTTTCCTGGCAATACAATTCAACTTAAATGAGGCATAATATGAATGAATATCAATTTGACGAAAACCAAATCGTATATAAAGTAGGTGGATCATATCAAGCAAGTGGTATTATCAAATCTAGGTTTTTGGCCGATGATAATACTCCACGCTATGTATTCAGATTCGATAATCCTCCCGGCCTATTACATATCTTCAACGAAAAACAATTGAGCAATATCCCCCAATAATTTCTTATAAACGAGAAATAATTGATTAATAATATACAATAACTATATAATTTCTTATTAGTGAGAAACAATGTGAAAGTGTATCTATATACTACCGCTGATCAACCTGGATTTAAACCTGGATTTTGTAGTATCATTTCTAGCCCTATTATGTGGAATTTGTTAAATATTACAGAAGATGATTTAACAGAAGTTCCAGATGAAATGGTTAAAGAATATAATATAATCAATAACGAATATAATTTATTACACGAACGAATGAATATAATCCAACATGAATTGAGAACTAATTATGACATTTGATGAATATTATTTGAATTTAGTAGATGATGTGCTTACTACTGGAGAATTAAGCAAAAATAGAACGGGTATTGATACTCTATATAAAAATGGATTATATATGGAATTTAATATGAAAGATGGATTTCCTTTATTAACTACTAAACGAGTACCCTGGAAAAGTGCATTCGGGGAAATGTTAGGATTTATTCGTGGATATACTAATGCAGCAGATTTCAGGAAATTGGGTTGTAAGGTTTGGGATTGTGTGCCAATACACACCACAATTTTAACCAAACGTGGGATATTATCATATGCAGATGTTGTGATAGGAGATGAAACAATTGGTTATAATCCACTAACTGGAAATAATGAATGGACTAAAATTACAGACATTCATTATTATGAAAAGGCTGATGTAGTTAGATTAGAAAATAGTAGATATGGTGTTGAATGTACTCCTAATCATAAATGGGTAATTGAAAAACGACGAACATTAAACAAAAAAACAGTAAAATCAATAGAATTTATAGAAACCAATAAATTAGGCAAAGGATCAAAAAGTAATATTATACTTTCTATTCCAGCAGACACAGGAATCGGGCTACCAATTAGTAACGTCGAAGCTGCCGTTCTTGGTTGGATTGCAGGTGATGGATGTGTGGAACAATATGTTGATAGACCTAGAGGCAGAAAACGACCATCAATGTGTATAATGCAAACTAAAGTTCATTATGTTAAAACAATAGAAAATTTATTAAAAAATAATATTCCACATTCTAGATATGAAAAAAAAAGAAATGAAAGTATTGATGTTACATGGAGATTAAATATTGATTATTCAGATGATTTAATTAATAGGGTAGGGCATCCAAAACAAAATGCAGTTAATATTGTATTAATGATGTCATCAGAGCAGAGAAAAGAATGGTTGAAAGCAATTGAATTTGCCGAAGGTGATGGAATACACATTTATCAATGTGAAGGCCCTATTAAAGACGCTATTAAAATTGCTCTATATTTAGAAGGTAAGAGAGCATCTGAATCAAAATTAAAAAAAGATCACGAAAATTGGACTGCGTGTTATTCTATAAAAGGATGCAGACCAGTGTTTGGTAGATTTAACCGAAAAATATCTACATTAGATATGCAACCTGTATGGTGTGTATCTACTGAAATTGGAACCTGGACCGCAGTACAACATGGAATGATTTTTTTGACAGGAAATTCTAATGCGAACAAAAATATAGAATGGTTAAATAATCCTAATAGAAAAGGTACTGATGATCTCGGTATGATATACGGATACCGCTGGAGAAATTGGGAAAGTAATTATTATAGTTTTCCTGATAAAAGATATATTAAAGTGGTGGTTGATCAATTAAAAGATGTCTACACCAAATTGTTAAGAGATATAGATGATCGTCGTTTGATTATTGAAGGATGGAATCCCGCAGAACTTCATTTACAAGCATTACCTGTCTGTCATAAAACAATGCAATTTGGTTTAAGCAATAATAACCAAACTCTAGACCTATTTTTACATGTGAGAAGTAATGATATAGGATTGGGTATGCCATTTAATGTTGCTCAATATGCTTGGTTACTTCATCTAATGGCAAAAATTACTAATCATAAACCCGGAAAATTATACTACTTTGCAATGAATTATCATATCTATGTTAATCATATCGACGCACTAAAAGAACAATTAACTAGAATACCTAAAGAATCTCCAGAAATAATATTGTCCAATGATGTCGCTGATCTAAATTTTCTAAAAACTACTGAATTACCTATTAGTGATTGGACAAATATTATTAATTATGATCCTTATCCTAGTATCAAAATGGAGATGGCAGTATGAAACACCAATATTATGATGTTATAAAAGCTTGGGCTAAAGGTAAAGTTATTCAATTTAAGGAT